TTATTTTGATTTTTGGATTCGGAAGCAGACGGGCGCCGCAAACCAGGTAAGGGTAGCAGAGCAGTAGTCGCAAGCCCCGTTGCCGCGGACACCCGCGAAATAAGCAGAATTGCCAGCATTCGCGGAAAGCAACCACCAGCCATTAGGCTTACCATCTTCAACCGTGCATCTGATTCTATTTCTCCAGTCTTTATAAAAATCAAGCTGCTCATACACGCCTCTATCTCCAAGCCAATCATTGTCGTCAAATTCTTCCTCGCTGAATACCTCAGAAGCAGACGGCGTAAAGATCATCGCATAAACTTCTACAAGTTTTCCGTCACCATCTTTTTTGTATTTGCGCTTTGTAGGAATGATAGCATTTTTCAGAGAAGCAGGTAAGAGGGACTTGTAAAAAGTATCGTACCATTTCTGCATATCCGTATGCGCCATAGTTTTAAGCAGCTCTTTCATTTCCAGACGGTATCCGGTTTCGTCAATATCAGTAACCTCAAATATAACTTTTTGTCCGTCTGTCAACTCACACGGTACCACATCGCCAATATTGAGCGTGAGAACCCCATCCTTAATGTCCTGCATAATGTCGTCTATGGAACCATTGATGTATCTTTTTGTACTCGACACATCAACTCTGTTTTTCGGAACTTCACGGGTACAACTACAGCCGGAGTCCTGTGTTGTCTGGGCGGCAGTGACCGCTTCCATAAATGCGTTTCTGGAGTCCTCAAATGCCTGAGAAGATTCTCCATCGTAAGAAAATATGCTGCCATTAACCATCATACCTATTTTCATTATTACCAATCCTCCTATTCTGCCTTAATCTCGATTACAAGATTCTTGTCCTCAGCCCATCCAATAGTACCAAGAGTTTGCTTAGGTACATAGAGTGTACCAATCTTTGGAGCGTCAAGCTCATTTTCCAAAACCTCTGTAAATCTGATAGTGTTTTTAGTCGCTTTTTCCATTTTGAAATTAACCTGCATAATATGCCTCCTTAAAATTTTGTGGTATATGATAAAGCGCCCGTTCCGGTTCAATTACCGAAGAAGCAATTTTATCCTGATAGTTACTGCATGACCCGTCAGTAAACATTACAGATCCGCGTGTGCATTGTCCGTCTCTATTGCTGTCGCAATTTTCTTGATTGCAATATACATTCATAACTATGCCTCCTTATCCCAGTTGACAATAATTAAGTCGCCGTCGTTTGCAAAAATGTCATACAGAAGCTCAACCTTCTTCAAAATTTCCCAGTCCTTTTCAAAAGCGGTGGTACCGTCGTTTCTGATTTCAAGAGTTTCAAGGGGCTTTACAATGCTATCGAAATTCTTAATCATAGCATTGTAACGATCGATAATAGAGAGGTCTGCAGGTCTAAAATAAACCTTGCATACCAGCTTTCCAAACTTATTTACAATGGGAACCTCTCTTGTACCGTCGTCGATAACGGCTGTGAGCGGTGCATTGCTTTTTAACTGTGTGACTTTTGCCATAATAAATTACCTCCAATTTGTCTGTGTTAAAAAATAGGAGAGGGCATAGCCCCCTCCGCGATCTTATGCAATATCAGTGATTGTAGCCTGATTCGTTTTCATATCGTAAACGATATTCTTCTTCTCCATAGCACCAACAGGGTTGATGTTAAACGGAATAGCATAACCGGCAGTGTCGCCGCCCACGCTCTGAGGAATGAACCATGCTCTACGAACAAAGCAGTATCCTGTCATTGTCTGAGCTTCTTTGTTCGCACTTGTGAAGAAAGCCTCTGCGAAATAGCCTAAAAGGTCGCCCTCGCCGTACAGCTCCTCCAAAGCGACCTCTAACAGATGATCGTACATGATTCTGGACGGATCCATGTAATAAGGGTCAAGGTCAATCTCAGGCTCATAGCCGGAGTGAGTAAGTGTTGTCTCGCCTAAGACATTCTTTGTTGTCTCAGTATCAGGGTTAAGTTCCTTTGTAAGTTCGTCATTGTCCTTACCAAGAGCCTCCCAACCGCCGCTTGCGGCTGTGTAGGTCACAGTGATTGTGTCGCCACTTGCTGGCTCTCCAGTAACTTTGATACCATAGCCATCAAGCTCTACAGTAGTGCCGTTGTACTTCCAGGCATCGCCGCTGTAGGTAAACACATACTCGCCAGAAACGCTGACAGCCTTACCGAATGTGGCAGCAGTAACAGTAGCGGCCGTTACGCCGGTACCGTTTGTGATAGCCTTGCAAGCCTCAGCGATGGCCTTACCAGTCCAAGAACCGAAGAACATACCTCTGTTTCTATCAAGTTTTGCCATTGTTTAATTCCTCCTATAGGTTAATTTTAATTGAATCTGATACTTTGCTGCATCACTTCCAACCTCTGCCGGGTATGGTGTAAGAGTAGGCATGATAGACTTTACATGCCCCTCAGGTATCTGTGGCAGGTTGCGTAACGCGTTCTGCGTGAGTACCCAGCTTATAACCTCATCAAAGAAGCCAAGGTTTGCAAGGTTTTGGTGTATATCAGCGCCGTATGATTCTTTCATTGCAAAAATAAAATTGAGCGTTTGAATGTCGTTTAAGACTTCCTCGCCCAGCACATTTTCATGTGTATTTAATTGTGACGGTACCGCGTATATGGCATATTCTGTAGGGCTTTCAGCCAGATAGTCAACGCGGAATCTGTTTGTTTTGGATAGCGTCGGACAAGACCGGAACCATTCGCGCAAACGCCCTATATTAGTTTCCTCTGGTAGCATTTTGAGCCTCCTTTAGAATATCCTCTTTGTGGTCTGCTTTCATTCGTTCAAACCAGAATGAGCCGGCCAACGGGTTAAGATCCTTGCTATACTGCAATGACCGCCCTGTAAGATGCTTTTTTGTACCCGGCTTTGAAAAGAACCTCGTAGGCTCTCCGCTATCATCCTCAAATACGGGAATGTTCGGACCCATGACTTCTCCATAGTAGAGGTACCGGGCGTAGGGTCCGGGATAGGTAACTTTACCACTACCGATTGTGGTAGCAGTATAAGCACTTTTCCCCAGGGTACCGGTTGCCATAGGAACATACTGCAGGCAGTAATCAATGACGGATTTGTCAATGACCTGCTGTACCTTGCCGCCTGTTTCCAGATTGCAACGCCTCAGCATATCTGCCGTGCCTCTGTTCCAATGAAAATTTGCTTTAAGAGTGGTAGCCATTATGCGCCCACCACCTTCCAATGCTTAGAATGTGGTGCGCGTCTGTTGTCTGTAACGCCTAAAATGGTAACATACTCGCTGTACCGCTTTTTAAGATCGGCAGGGCGAATGTTATTTACATCTGTTACTGCATCTTTGACGATAATATCGCCGCTGTGCAAAGTAAACGCCACTTCCGGCGATTCTGTCTCCGCATAGGCTTTAGGATCCAGATATGACTTTCCTCCGAAATCCGCGTCCACAGGGATACGGATAGTAAACTTATTTGCGGCTTTCAGCCCAGAAGAATCCACATTCGATGCTATATCGCAAAACCAGGATACTCCTTTTATTATCGTAGCAAAGTAAATATCATAATCGCTTTCAGCGTCAAGCCTTGCATTAAACACCGTTATGGTTTCGTTGCACAGTCTCATGTTTCCACCCCCCTGTATAAGAGAGGTATTCCTTCATCGTTCGTTTCTCCCCACAAAAGAGATCGGATTGTCGCATTCATACTTTTGGCTGCATCCTCAGCCCCCATGGCTTTGCCATAAGATTCTGAGTAGCCGTCTGTGTTGTAAGACGTAACGACCGGATTTAGGACCTGAGCCTCAACACCGGCAGCAGATTCTACAGTAATGAGAGACATTACGCACATTTTTACTGCTTCCGGCACCTCTGCCATGCCTTGAACTCTGGAATCGGTCAGGTAGTCAATGCGCTTACGCGCACTGAACTCTAACCGGAAAAAGTCTGTCTGCGCTAAAGCACCGCCAAGCTCTTTGTATTCTTCATACGTTAAGTAATTTGCGTGTGCCATATCCGCGCCTCCTATGACTTATTGACTGTTACTGTATAGGTTGTGACTGCAGCATTTTCAGCTTTGACAGTGAATGTAAGTACATTCTCTCCGGCAGACCATGTAACAGCAGCCCCATTTGTAACAGGAGTATTACTATGATTTGCATTTGTGAGAGTAACATCTACAGACACATCATCATCGGTCGTTGCCTTAATCACATTGGATTTGTTGGATGTCTCAGCCGTGTAGCTTAGCACATCCGGGTTAAACGACGGGTTTAATGCTAATGCACCGATAGCCAGCCCCGTTAATTGACTACCGGAGATTAGTTTCCCTCCGTACCAGCAGATTCCTCATCTGCGACAGCCTGGGTATCCTCAAGCATTGCCTGAGTAACCTCGGCAGAGGAGATGTTGAACTGTAAGCCGTTCTTCTTCTTATTGAGGATAAATACATCCTCGAAGGACTCCTCAAAGTAGATATACTTGCCCTCAGTAACGGCAGTAGGCGCGTCAAGCTGAGAGAACTGATAGCTTACAGGAGTGATAACAGCAGAAGGATGTACAAGGAACATATTGATCTGATATGCTCCGCTTTCTGCTACCTTCCAACCGGTTGTGAAGTCGTACTTTGTACACATAAGAGTAGCCGGTACACCCACAATCTCGACTTCCTCAATACGGGATACAGAACGATTTACCTGGTTTCCGCCAGACTGAACATCAAAGTTTCTTGTGATGCCAGCAGCCTGCTTTAACAAAGTCTGAACCTCGAAAGTACAATACAGGATACGGCCGTTTGCCGGAACTCTTGCATTATCCATATTGAGCATGAGCTTGTCGAATACGGAAAGTACATTGTTGGCATTAAGCTCTGTCTTATCAGCAGTCATACTCTGCTCAGTCCAGAGAGAGTAGAGAGTAGATACACAATATGCATCCATCTCAGGGAACTTCTGCTCCTCGTTGAATACCTGAGTGATATTCTGGATACTTGCGACCTCGTTTGTCTGGTCAATATCCTTAGGATGTACAAGGGTAGACCACTTTCTCTGATTCTTCAAAGTCTTAGGCTCCCATGCGTTGTCGTAGTTACGTGTAGCCATTGCAATAGTGTCTCTGTTGCTTGCTACTCGACCGGTTGTAGAGATAGAAGGAATATAGATGGTCTTTCCATCCTCGCCCATTCTATAACGGCCGTTGTTCTCGGTAGCATAGAGCTTACCGAAGTTAAGCACATAAGGGTACATCTGAGCAAGCGCCTGGCTGTACTGAGATGCGTAGTTAATTCCTGCCATAGTTTAATTCCTCCGAATTTTCTTAATATTTTTGACCCTATTAGTTATCAGCTTTAGGCATGGGTCTAACGCCGGTAAAGTTGAAGTGAAAAGCGTTCGGATCGTTTGGCGCCGGCTGCTGCTTAGGCGGTAAAACGATGTCGGGCTTTTTAGGATCCGGTACATCCGACTCCTTTGTCTGTGCGAATGCTGTAGGATCGTCTGCCTTATACTTGGTTAAGAAATCCTCATAACCCAGCAGAGTTTCTCCATCCACTTTGAAATCTTTGGCGATTGCATCGCGGATAAATTCACGCTTTGCGGCAGCAGAGGAGAAGTTAATCTGATTAGCTTTCTCGCGTACCATGAACTCATAGGACTGTCGTCTCATCTGCTGTTCCATAGCCTCCTTGTCGGCTGTGTACTGTGTCTGTAAGCCAGAAAATGCGGCTTGAACCTCAGCCAGCTTACCGGAGTCTGCCTGAGCCTCTGTGAGCTTTGTTTGTAAAGTGGAGAGGTCTGTATCTCTCTGAGTGATTTGTCCTGTAAGGTCTGTTACCTGCTGTGTGAGCGCACCTACCTTGTCATTGAACTTGTCGCGGCTTACATAAGAGCCATCAGCGATATTTACGCCGTTGATTTTCGCTTCTGTAGCTGCTTTCTCTAAGTCCTCATAGGTCAATGCCTCATTGTCCTTGAATAAACTCTTGATAAATTCCAGTGCCATAATTTTGTGTCCTCCTAACAACATAGATTTAATTTGTATTTCCGCTGCCACTCAGCGGTAGTGTTGCCATCGCATTTATCTCCCTGCAATGCCGGGTCTATATAAAGGCATGAGCCTTTAATATCGTGAAAAATGGGTAAAGAAAAAGCACCTCAATACTGAGATGCCTTTTCCCACTCCGAAAGGTATTTTTTGCGAATTTTTTCCTACTGTACTGAGAAAGGATTTGCACCCTGGCAAACGGGGCTAAGAAAAGCAGTACAGTCATGCGACCATGCCCGCAAACAGAGGGCTATACACCAGAAATTCCACTATTTTGTTTCAGTTCCTAATACTCCGCGCGTTGCGCGATCTTCAACTCTACGATTGAGCCACATAAGCGCTCCCTCAACATGGTATAACGCCTGAGCTGTTTCGTAAGATGGATAAGGACCCTGCTGGAAAGCGGAAAGTCTGTCTCTGACAATTTCCAGTAAGTCAGAATCAATAACACCGCTGACTGCGTCAGGATCTTTTCTTGCGCCACACTGCATCTGGATTGTTGCAAGCATATTTTCCGGTCTTGTACGGAAAGTGTTGTCCTCATCAGAGATGCGTCCTGTGTTGAGCTTGCATACCTGGTATAAGTGGTGCGCGCCCCCAGGTCCAACCTCATCAATGGCGAATACATCATTTAGCTTTTCCATTTTCTGAATTGTGTTTAACTGTTTCATAGTGTGCCTCCTTTTATTATTTGACCTTTACTGGCTTAAATCCCTGTACGGTCATTCTATCCCTGCGTGGAGTAATGCCGGATGCCTGAGCAACCGTATTGTATTTCCTTGCAAGGGCATTTATCTTTTTCTGGCAGCTCTGGCGTAGGGTGTCGTCCCCAGCGTACTGAGCTGCAACCGCAACGTCTTTCTGGCGTCGTATCTCAGTTTCAATCTCTCGCATAAGTTGTCCGGCTTCATAGATAGAGTAGTGCTTGCCCTCTATGTCACAGCCCTTTGCATTATCCGCCGCCCACTGTTTAAGCTGAGCGTCAGTATAACGCCGCTTAGAATATTGTGTTGAAAACGACATAGCAATGTGCATACAGTTCCATTCGCCGATAGGACGGCGGATAGCTCTGTACAAGGTTCCGTCAATGTCCCGAAACGGCAAGCCATTCTGTATGTTATTGAAATCGGCTTTTGAAAATACACGCCCCTGTATAGGTTCGTGATCCGGCGCGCTTCTTGCGTGGGCCGACAACTCGTAAGCGTCATATCCCAGCTCCTCGCCCATCATAATAGAGCAGTTCTGCGCTATCTGATTTGCGCCGTCTATAACATTCTGCCTGATTGCAGTATCAAGGCGTCTGTGATAACCACTTTCATATACAACCTGCATACCGTTATAGCCGATCTGTTTAATCGCGTCCCGTGTAGCTGACTGATAATCAGTCATTCCGCTGGATACTGCCATTACTGCAGTATCTATAGCAGTACGGTAGCTCTCGGATACGGCGGTCGTGTTGGATAGATTTGTAAGAGTTTTTGCTGTCTGTATGCTGACCGACTGAGTGTATTGCGTTATCCGGGCTTTTGCCTCAGGAGATATGCTCTGCTGCTTTAATGCCTGTGCAAAACGCTGATCGGTGTAAACATCATCAAGCGCTGCCTGATATATCTTGAATACATCCCGTAGGCTTGTATTCGTGGCAATAGCCAGCCTTTGTGTGATGTCGTTAATATTTGTACCCATCTCGGTCATTATGGCTATACGGTTAATGCTGGTAGGGTTAAGCTCGCCGATAGCCATAATCTGCTCAGCTACCTTCTCAATGAAAAAAGTGTTGACTTCCTCAAAGCGCTTCATCATATAGTCGATAGCCTTATTGAGATTATCGCCCACGGCTTACACCTCCTACTCAGTAGCAGAGGCAGCAGCTTTCTGGGCCTGTTGTATCTGCTGTTGCTTTTCAACTGCAGGTAACATACTTTCAAGGCTTTCGCTCTGCTCATCTGCCACGGCCTGTATAGCGGCCTTTGCCTGCGCCTTTGTTTCTCCGAAATACCATTCGCGCATTTCAGCTTTACTGATAAGCCCGGCATTGAGAAGCATAAGGCGCTCATTTGTCTGCTGTTCGGTATCTGTAACGATTGAATCGTCCCAGCTAAACGATATATCATAATCGCCCTCTGGTGCCAGATTATAGATAGTTGCAAATTTATCCATAGCTCTGACCACATCGCGCAAACACGTTTCAAGGGCTTTCTGGTTATCTGATACAGTGGAGTAAGAGCGCTGACGATTTATCTTTAACTCCGTAGCTGTCTTGGCTTCCACAGCAGCATTTGAAATAGTACCACGGGAAAGTCCGCACAGATCCTCAACACTTTCATAGAGCTTATTCAACCCAGAAATGAGAGAGGCATCGCGGATAGCAGGAGAGAATACATCGTAGGAGTCGTCTGTTCCTCGGTCAACGCCTCGAAAAAGTCGTTGATTGAGGTGCGGCATCTCCTCACCCTTGCCGTCTTTCTTTGGGCGTAAGACCATAGGATCTACGTCAATGGCAAGCTCTGAACCCTCATACTCCCACAGTAAACGGGAATATTGCTTATCTACTTCCTTGATTACATCTCTTGCTTTTGCAAAGCAGGAAACGCCCATAGGACTGTCAATATCAATGCAGTTTGCGGCAGCAACTTTGTACCACCCAAATAACTGGCCTTCTGTATTTTCTACAACTGCCTCCGGTTCCAGTGACGACCACTGAGGTACTGACTTAATAGGGATTTCAGTACCGATGGAATCACGCATATTTGACTTGAAAGCTCTCTGCGTGATTCTTACATTTTCGCCCTCGACACGATGACGCTCCAGTCGTGTGTAAACTGTCTTTCCCTCTGTGTAGGTGTCTCGGAAAATTACATCAGTGAGCTGCCCCTCGTCGCCGAATGAGAGAGGGTATAGCCCCCATGCCATAGTCCAGTCAAAATAGATATGCCCGTCCTTTGGATATGGTCGGACTGTCATACCACCGGAAGCAAGACCCTGTTCCAGCTTCTCACGGAGTTTGGCAATGCAGCGCTTAAATTCCTTTTTCAGAAATTCAGAGCGCGGGTTAGAAAGTTCTGCGCCCTCTGCGTCCTGAGTATTACCATCCGCGTCTTTACCAGTAATATTCCAGTCAAGCTCCAATGTGATAGAGCGTGCAAGCTCTGAACTGATAAAGGCTGGAAGATTACGGCTCTTGACTGATTCGTCGGAAAGCCAGGGCGCCTTATTCAAATATAGCAAGTACCAATCGTCCATAGCGTTTATCATCTCTGGAGAGAGGGGGCTTTCTATATGTTCTACCTGTTCAATGTCTTTGTATGGTATCAATTTTCTGATTACCCCCTTTATAAGACTTAATAACTTGGAAAACATCGGTTTCCCTCCTTCATCACCCCGTGTTACAAACTCTCTCGCGCGCGTATATGAGCGTTCGCGTAGGCGTTTTAGGGTGTATAAATATATCTAATACCTCTATTTCATAGGGTATATTAGAAATAAATGTAACATTGTAACAAAATGCTCTAAACCCTTATAAATAAAGGCTTTGTGGCGTTACATTTTCTGTTACATATATGTAACAATGTAACTTTTTATTGTTACATTTTCTGAATTTGTAACGCGATTGTAACAGAAAATGTAACAGCTATTGTCCTTTTCGTCTCCACACACGTTCCATGCCATACCGGACGCTATCAATAGAGTGGTTATCCTTATCAGGATAGCCACTGATTATCTCGCCGTCCTCGGTACGTTCGTACTCGTATGTGGTAAATTCTTTGTTGGTCGCCGGGCATCGTGTCGGATCGATTACAATAGCTTTGAGTGACTGCAGCCATTTGATACCATACCGGACACTATCGGGACCTTTTATAGCACCACGACAAAAAGCTCCGTATTCCCTGTAGTCACTTACTGACTTAGGCTCTGCGGAGTCTGCTGTGATGAGGTCTTGACCGGTAACGCCTTTAAGCATTACAAGAGCATTCCAGGTAACGGCGTTGCTTTCTTTGTTTGCCCGGTACTCATCAAATATATATAATGTCTGTCGTGCGCTGTCATAGTGCATTTTTGACCAATGGAACGGATCTGGGTACCAGCCCCAGTCAATTCCCATGTAAATATGGTCAAAGTGTGAGATTTCCTCGTCGGTTATCTCTCTTGATACAACATTGTCGAATACCTCGCCGCCAGTACCGACGGCATTACCCAGGTACTCATGCTCATAGGCTCTTGGGTTGGTTTCCTTTAGAGCCTCAGCATCATCAAAAAACTGCTCGCCCAGCCAGTCCGGGGGAACCTGTGTGTAACAGGACTTATGACGCAAAGCGCCACGCCTCGGAGTGAGTACATACTGATTCGCCCAGTTTGATTTACTGATAGGGGGGTTAAAGGACTTGAATACAACAAACTTCGGACCGCCTCGCATTACAGACTGCTGTACGCTTCGGATCTCCTCCTCGCCTGCGAACTCGTCCAACTCCTCAAACCATAGATACTTAAAGTAGCCGTGTGCCACCTTAATAGATTTCATTTTCTTGGCCTTATCCAGACCTTTGAAAAGAATAACCTGACCCGTGGGCTTGTAGACGAACTTAAAAGGGTTGACTGTGGATTTCCACAAATCGTGTACACCCAGCTCATCAATGCCCCACTGTATCTGTTCAAATACAGATGAGCCTATTGTGTTCGCTACCTTACGAAACACAATGGCATTTGCTGCAGGGTCGTTCATTACCCCTAAAGGTATCTCAGTACCGATAAAGGATGATTTTGTGGAACCTCGCCCACCGTACAAGTCGTAGTATGTATGCAGGCCGTCCATGATGTCCCAGTGTACCTGATAAAAGGCTGGAGCAATAATGGATGATAGCCTTGCCCCATCCACGACTTTACTCACTCAGATTATCCTCCTCGGATTCTGTCGCCTGAGGCTGAGAGAGTGTATCAGATACTCTCGGAATATCACATATAATGTTGATAGCCGGAGCCTTGCCGTCATCCTCAGCTCGCTTGTCTGCATCCCAGCCCTTAAAGTTGTTCTGCAAACTGAATTTTGCACCGTTGGCACCATCCTTATCAAAAAGACGCTCCTCAACGTACATCTCAATCCGGCTCTTAGCCTCCATGATTGTGTCTCTGAACTCTTTCTTACCGCCGTAGTTGAGTAGGCTTTGTCTGGATTTAAAGCCCAGCGCAAGCGCAAGTCCGGTAACTGTTGGCGGTCGCTGACCAATAAAAATAGGGTAGCCATATTTGTCTACCATCTGTCTGCCGGTGTCCGGATCCGTAAAGGGCTTTCCCTTACAGTCCTCAAAGTATTTGTCGATGAGATCAATTATCTCCTCTTTACTTGTGTACCGCGGAGCCGGACCGTATTGATTTCTTCCCATCGTCTTACCTCCGTACAATTAAAAAGGCAGCCACCTCTTATGAGATGTCTGCCTGGTATTGTTGCTATTTAGTTTTACGCTGTGTACGGCTTTTCGCCTGTGTAGCTCGTCCGTCCTCAGCGTTTTTCTGCTGCTTGACCTTGCCACGCACGATAGGGGTGGTGTGGGGGTCAAGTATTCTGCGTTTAGCCGCCATATTATTTGACCTCGAACTCTTTCACAAACTCGTTGCCGTCCTTTACTGCATACGCAATAAAGTTAAGTGCGGCGCCTGTGTCTTTCATAATCACGATAGGGGAGTCGCCGCCTTTTGACGCCTCGCCTGCATCGTAACTGAACGCATAGGCATTGTTGTACTCTGTACAGTAGTTAATCTTTGATTTCTTGCTCTTGGCAATGTCAAGAGCCTGCTCATAAGTCAACATAGCTTTTTACCTCCTGTCTGTTGTCCGTGTGTTATTTACGCTTGTTACGGTCACGCTGCCATACGAACTCCTTAGAACGCTCTGAAATTCTTAGGTTGTCTGTTCGTGTGAGAGTAGTGTCCTTGTTATTCGTTATCTTGAATAAGTTTCTCATGCTTGCCTGATTGTATCTGTTGCCCGTCTGAGCATCCACATATTGAACCTTGCCTCCGACATTCTCAACATTGAATACATGACCGCCGTGTCCTCTGCCCTTATAATTGATACTTACAACGGCTCTGGCTCCTGGACCATATGACTTCATCTCAGCCGCAATATTTTTGAGTACCTTTTCGCCGCTTGGGGAACCAACCGCCACACTCTTAGCGTGCCGGAAAGCGCCTCGCCACCGATCCATAAACATATTGCCAACCTTGTGAGATGCGCTCCATTTGTCACCATCATAAGTAGGCTGAGCCTCTACATTGTATCCCCTACGCTGTAACTCATACGCAACAACACAACGCTGACAGTTCTCTGAGTATTCAGAGTATGCCGGATTGCGATTAGGGTTTACCGTTTTTAAGGCTGCTGCAATAGAGTGTTGTTTTCCTTTGTGTCCTAAAGCCTCTTTTGAGTTTTTAGGTAACTGCTCACTCAATGAATAGTTTGTGAAGTTATGTCCGCCGGACGGAATACTAAAGGACAAGCCTGATTCGCTTCCTCTGCCTCCCATTTATTTTAACACCTCCTTGTATATTAGTCAAATATTTTTAACTTAATCTATGCACAAAAAAGGACAGCTTGTAAGCTGTCCCTCTGAGTGTCTTTATTCAATTTCCGGTAGCCTTGCCCGGATAGCATCGCATATCACTTTTGAGCGTTGGGCGCTCGGTGTGCTTTCGCCTGAGCGTATGCGGCTGATCTGTGTTGTCTGTAGTCCCACAAGCCGGGCTATAGCTGCCATGGATAAGCCATAATCATTGACTGCTTTGTTTATGAGCCTTGCGCATTCGCCATCTGTTGCCTTTGCACTTTCAAGCAGTACCAGGTCAACACCTGCCTCATGTAAAGCGCTAAGGACAAGAGGTAAATTCGATTTAGGGCAAGTAGAGATGTATTGCGCCGCCCTCATGTACTTTTCCTCTTTAAGCGTCTTTTCCGCTGCTTCTGCGGCAGCAGTAGTGGTAACGTACGCTCCGGTTTTACGGATTGCCGGGAGTACCTCACTCGTTACCCAGCGCTTGAACTTTTTAGCGTTCGGTAGCTTGCTGGATAGTATGAGAGAGTACAAACCGCTTTCGTTGATGATGTGCGCTCCAAAGTTACCAGTTTTCAAGGTAGGTATTTCCCCCACCTTGACAAGTCGTTTGTCCTCGATATCAACGTGGCGACTTATCGCATCCGCTGTATCTTTGTACCCTAAAGCAGTAGCAACGTCCTTACCAACGAACCAGGGCGCCTCCTCGATCATGATAGTGCGGATAGCGCCAAACTCTGAATTGCTGAAAGTCTGTAATTCGTTCATGCCTGCGCGCCTCCTTCCTCTGTGATGAGAGAGTGGATCGCTTCGGCGATGTACTCAAACACATTCGCATATTCGGAGCTGTCAAGGTTTCCTGTCTCAGCGGAGTCCTGTGCTACTGTTGCAATACTTTCCATGATTTCTAATTTTCTTGTTTTACTCATTAAAAAATACCTCGCTTTCTGTGTAAAAAATATTTGACTTACACAACAAAGTGAGATATACTTTATTTATCAGCACTTTGTTGTGTTGAGTAGGGATATAAAGCAGTCACTTAACTTTTCCAGGGTTCGAGTGGCTGTTTTATTTTTGTTCCAATAACTTGACTATTCCATTCCTTACCGCCTCGCCTTTTGTTATTTTGTGCTTTTCGCAATAAGCATTTAATTCGCTCATCAGCTTGCTGTCTAAACAAACACTAAAACGGATTGTTTTCGGATTTTCAAGTTTTGGGCGTCCCATTTTGTGATTCATGTTTTGCACCTCACTTTCAATCACACCTTTATTATACTTTTGGTGTGATTGAAAGTCAAGGAAATTTTTATTATACCATAAATTTTTCTACCAGTCAAATAAATTTAACTGTGATACAGTTGAAAAAATTTATCTATGCTTGTAAAATACCCAATAGGAGGTGTTTTACAATGCAAGAATGCTACGCTTATTTCAAAAATGGCGAATTGTACGATGTATCGCCAAGAACTCCAAGTATATCCTTGTATGAAGATAGGCAAGTCGCCTATGATGCTACTGTTATAGTATCCGATGGTATAAGATACAGCCTTTTATCCGCAGAGGATGTAAAAGCGATACCAGTACCAAATTACGTTTCACGCGACATATCAACTACATTTGAGCTTTCTTATATTCTGAAACTGCATTGTGGCTCTTGTAATAATGCAATTATTATTCCAGAACTTATCAATAAAGTATTAGAACTTATGCAGGCATCTCCGTTATTATGGCGTCGGCGTGATTATTTGCAAGTCATCCGAAACTATTACAGGCTGGGGATGTTTGAGAGTGGAGATGAATTTGAGAATATGTATCGCTCAAAATTTCCCTCTCTTTTTTCCGCGCCGGAAGATGATGCTCACGAATTGGAACACATAAGCACTAAACAATATTTCAAGAAAAAATGGATTAAAAAACACTCTGTGTAGCTCGTCCATGCACCGCCGTTTTTCTGCTGCGTGACCGTACGCCCTGCGGCAGAGTGGGGTATGGGGTACACTGGCTCAATCATGTACGCCCACGCCATTTCTGTTGAAAAGCTCTGATTGATATAATGTTATCGCTGTCAAGCTCCGGCGGTACAAGTCCGTACATTATAATCTGTTTAGGCTCCAGCCTGCGGACCATCTCACGGTATCCGTCAAGGAATAGCTGCGCGGTGTCGCCCATGCCCGACTGAGTACCAACGCTTGACACGATAACTGTACTGCCTACGGGTTCCCCATCAAAGCACCACTCGTAACTGTCATGGTCGCTCCATGAGATTGTAGGTATAACAGTCATACCATGCGCCTGCCAGTATGCACCCAGCCAATGCTTGCGGTAGTGGTTGTATATCTGAATGGCTTTCGGGAAGTCTGTATATGTGGAGAAGTCTGGCGTACATACTGCCTGAAATCGTCCCAGCATTTCTACATACACATCCGGGGAAGTCCACACCCTGTTAAACTGGTAATCGTCTATAAAGAAGTGTACTCCGTGCCGTTCTGGTTCCTCACAGCCCTTTGCAAAGTTGAAGCTGATCCAGTTTTCAACATCACACTCAGCCGGTGCAAGGACGGGTATGTCATACTGTCCCTCGCCATCAAACATAGCTTTATTTAAGTTCTCATAGTTCCGTTGCTGTCTATATGTTGCCACAGCTTAGCCTCCTTCCTGTGAACATAAGAAAAGCCCCAGCGGACCACGCCAGAGCTTTTCCCGTAGATTCTACCATGTGCAAGCCAGAGAGCCACACGGACTAAGGGAGGAGGCAGACCCACACTCCCAGCTTGCACGAAATCCGATTTTATTATAAATTATCCGTTTTCAGAAAGAAAGAGGAAAAACGGGACATTAAGGGACATTTGAGGACGACTTACACAAAGCGACTGTTGTATTCTTCCTCTAAGTACCTGTAGCAGCGTTTCTTGACGCTGTCGTCTGTGTTTCCACAGCCTATAAGACGCGCTACATCTTTCCAGCCGTAGTTGCTCTCAAAGCGATAGGAGAAGATAAGACGCGTGAGGCTGTCCGGTATATCTCGGATAAACTGCTGCAGTCGGTCACGCTCAGCGCATCGGTGCAATAATATGTTTTCGCGGCTTGCCAGTTCCACGGCGTATTTTTCGGTACGGCTTGTATTGCCCCCGGATCCGTGAGGCATACCCGACATATCAGGGCTTGGCGCTGCCTGCGCCTTTTCCCTAAGTTCGGCAATGCGCTGTTCATCTCTTGGTATTTCTTGGTTGAGCCAGTAAAGCTGTGATAATTCTTTTACTGTCATACTGTAGCCCCCTTTGCTTTATCAATTCTTGCTTTCAACGCCAGCAATAAACTTTCCTGCGCGCTGTCTTTGCCCTCTAAGGACTTGACAACATCCTCATCAACGCCGCCCAGAGTAATGAGCCTGTGAACGATAACCGGGAATTGCTGGCCTTGTCTGTGAAGTCGTTTATTTGCCTGCTGGTATTCCTCTAAAGACCATGTAAGACCAAACCATATTACATGATGTCCGCCCTCCTGGAGGTTCAAACCATAACCACAGCTTGCGGGATGTGCTAAAAGTATATCAATCTTTCCATCGTTCCAGTCGGTTTCGTCCTGTGCGTCCTTGTATACTTTTACCACAAGCCCAGTCTTTGCCAGTGCTGAGAGGATTCTGTCTCTGTCATGCTGATAATTGTAAAATACAAGTGCGTGCTGTCCGTTGAGCTGTTCGATTGTTTCCATGAACGCCTCCAGCTTACAGTCATGGATCGGAACCACAGCGCCGTCCTCGTCATATACCGCACCATTGCAGAGCTGTAAGAGCTTGCCGGTCAGAGTGGCAGCAGTAGTAGCAGTCACAAGATCGTCCTCGACCTCTAAAAGCATATCGCGCTCCATCTGCTCATAGGCTTTCTGAGCTTTGCTATCCAGTTTGACCGGAATATCCTCATAGATAAGCTCCGGCAGATCCAGATAATCTTTTGCCTTCATGCTGATACAAATATCACTTATGAGCTGGTATATCTCGGCATCTGCGCCGTCTTTCAAAGCGTATGAGAATATAGTTGTCTGGTTACGCTTATCAGGAACAAAGAACATATCACGATATACAGATATAGTCCGCCCCAGACGCTTTCCGCCGTCAAGTAGATACAACTGCGCCCATAGGTCAATCAGCCCTTTGGGGCTTGGTGTTCCGGTCAGTTCTATAAGTCGGCTGATTCTTGGCAGCATGGCTTTCAGTGCTTTAAAGCGCTTTGCCTGGTGGTTCTTAAAGCTGGAGCTTTCATCAAGCACCACCACATCAAACGGCCAATTATGTCCGTAATATTCTACAAGCCATTGCGTGTTTTCACGATTGATAATATATATGTCCGCATCAGCCGCTAAAGCTGCAAGGCGTTGTTTTGCGGTACCCAGTGCTACAGATATTCTGAGGTTTTTTAAGTGATTCCACTTTGCAGCCTCTTTGCTCCATGTACTTTCCGCAACTTTCTTTGGTGCAATAATAAGCACCTTACGGATTCGCCAGTAATAATATTTTAGATCGTGTAGCCCCGTCAACGTGATAACCGTCTTTCCCAGTCCCATATCCAGGAATAAACCTAAGTGCGGATCTGAGATAATGCGGTCAATACAATATTGCTGATAGGGGTACGGTGTAAACTGTTTACTCATTATGTTGTATGACCTCCTTGCACTCAGCCACTATATGTTGTACTTTATCCACACTGTCAACAGAGTTATACACAATAAAGCCCATGCGTCGTAATATGCGCTGTACAACTATCTGGCGTTTTCTTTCTGTCTTGCCGGGTGCTTTCAACTCAGCAAAACGGATGATACCACCTGGCAGCAGTATCATCCTGTCCGGCACTCCGGTATATCCAGGGCTTACCCATTTCAGACAAAGCCCTCCGATTCCTTTTATGCCGATTCTCAATTTTTTCTCTATATCCTTTTCCTGCATCAAAACAGTGCCTCCCTTCAAATTCTGCCGCGCGTATAAATCGCGTCCACGCTCGCTGTCCGTGCTTCTTTTTCTCTCTGGTATCATACCTGTTTCATTGATTGCCAAAGTGGAAGTGAAAGCCCCATGTTACATTTTTCCTCGCGCGCGTATATGAGCGTGCGCCTCAGGCGTTTTAGGCGTTATATTTCTCCCTAATTCCTCTAATCTATAAGGTATATTAGAAAAAAATGTAACATTGTAACATTTTTCCTATAACCCTTGAAAATAAAGGCTTTAAGGCTGTTACAATTCGCGTTACATGAATGTAACATTGTAACTTTTTTGTGTTACATTTTTTAGAATGTAACAGAGAATGTAACGCGATTGTAACAGAAAATGTAACAGTATCATTGACGCTTTATAAAGCCTCTCTGCGTGTTATATGGACCCGCCCTAAAAGGCTTATCAGATCGTTTCCACTCCGGTAAATTTGCCAAAACAGAGTTTATTTCTCTCGTATCCGTGTTTTTTATGTCCCTAATCTGGCCATTAAATAACTCGCACCATACCTCAATGGCCGTTATACGGTCACGGTCAACAAGGTTATATTCGCCTACAGCGTTATTCGCCCAGTAGTCACGGCGGCGGTCAAGCGGCCACTTGCTCCAGTCGTCCGGTACCTGTCTTGTAACAAATTCGGCTATGATACCTTCTCTTGCTGATGCCTCGCGGTGCTGTTCCTGCTTTTCCTGTGCCATGCGCTCAACCTCGCCCGTGAGGTAGGTTGCCTCGCCCATCTGCCAGCGTGCCTTAGCCTCAGCCCATATCTGGTCGATGACTTCCGGTGTGAGGTCGTCCCATACTGTTTTAGAGTGGGGCTGTTCCCCAACATCAACTGGCCAGAAACGGCGGTTGCCTGTGGTGTCCTGTAAGAAGTCCATCTGATTGCAAGTGCCGAAAAACACACAGCATCTCGGAAGCTCTTTGACATTTCTGCCGTATGCTGCTCTGTATCGGTCAGCTCTCAGAGAGAGGAACTGCTTAATGCGCGCGACGTCGGTACGCCTGAATGCGTCAAGCTCCGCAACCTCTACCAGCCATACGCCCTGTAAAAGCTCGGAGGCTTCCTTGCCCTCGAAAGTACGAATGCTGTCATTGAAATAACCTTTACTCATTTTATCTAAAAGAGTAGATTTACCTAAGCCCTGAGAGCCACAGAGGATGAGCATATTATCAAACTTACTGCCTGGAGTCATTGCACGCCCGATAGCTGCAGTAAAGGATTTTCGGCACACGGCTCTGTTGTATGCGTTGTCCTCGGCGCCCAGGTAATCTATAAATAAGGTATCAAGTCTCGGCGTGCCGTCCCAGCTCAGACCTTTGATAAAGTCCTGCACCTCGTTGAATGAGTGTGTAGCCGCATGGATGTCAAGCGCCGCGTCGATGTTTCCGCGCCCAGTAATGTTGTAAGTTTTCTCCAGATACCAATACAGCCCGTTGCTGTCGGTATCACTCCACAGCCGACGCCGCTTGTCACTGCTCCATGGCAGAGAGCCTAATACCTCTCCGCGTCCGGCGAACTCATTCAGGGCGAACTTGCCTTTAAGTCGGGGGTCGTTGTCAAGAATAATCATTACATTGTCGATGGTGGACTTAATAGCGCCCGTCTGTGGCACGATAGCCAGCTTCTGCATCCAGTTGACCGCATCGTCTGAGTTATCGGCTGTCACACCATCAAATTCCTTTGCCGCCTCGTCTGCGCGTTCCTTTGCCATAAGCGCCGCCACAAGGTTGTCCGATACAGCGTATTCGCACATAGCCGTAAATGACGGCAGGCGGTTGTTTGGGGTTCCTTCCTTTGCCTCGTCGTCCAGATCACCGAATTTATGTAGGCGGACAAGGTCGAAAGAGTTTACCAGCTTTCCGCTACATGGATCGGTTGCATGATGTGAAAATAAGAACTTGCCGTTGTCATAAAGGACGGCGCCGCCGGTGGTGGATCCGTTCAGATATGTAAATCGGTTCGGGTCGTTATCGACTGGATCATATATACCCGGTAAATGCTTCTGCATTGCCGCACATATATCATAAGTACGGCAGAACGCGCCGACAACTCCGGGCTTTTCCTCTGGGTCGCCTTGGCGTACTGCCAATTTCTGATAGCTGACCGCGCCCGGTACCTGTGGCCACGATGTAAAGTCGTGCCAGTCCTCGTAGGTGTCAAGCACGCTGTCCGCCACAATCAGCCCTTTGTCTGCTGTCTTGTAGAAATACTCTGAATCAGCACAACATGACGGCCAGTACATAAGCCTTGATGGCTCAAAGGTAGTAGGATCCGCCATCTGTATACCTAAATCAAACGCCAGCTTACGGGCGATAGGCTCGTATTCATCTGCAGACACGGTACGGTCCAGCGGTATCAAAATACGGAGTCTTGGTCCGGTTTCCATGTGTTTACGGGTAGAGTAGATGCAGTAGCTTACATTGAGGTTTTCTACTGCCTGTACGACTGTGTCTGTTCCGTAACTTGGTATATTATCAAAGTCAAGAGTAACAAGATCACGTCCGGTTACAGCAGAGGCTTTACGCCGTCCGCCTGAGAGGGTACCGGCAACAAAGCCGCCGACGTCCTTTAAGTCGTCCTGTTGTACCTTTTTTAACTGGAAGTAAGCCTGTAGGGTTTCTGTTCCCCTTGCAGGCGTTTTCAACCTCTCCCATAGCTCAGCTATGGAAAGTGTTTGAGGCTTCCAGTGCATATCCTTACGGCTCTTACCGGCAGATATGTTTATTTGTCTGTCAAACTTTAGTTCCATAGAGAATGCTCCTTTTTTAATAGCTCCCCCCCCCGTGCGTGGGGTAGTTGGGAGATTATAGTCAATTATTTTTAACTGCACCTTGATTATAGATAAAAAAATTTGACTTGTCAATCTTAAAGTCAAATAAAATTGACCAGAACCACAAGCCAAAAATTTTTATTGAAAACGGCAGAGCCGTAGTCCTGTGTAGCTGACTACCGGAACTCCTTGCCCGTCGAATTGTCCCTAAGTTCAATACGGTTAATCAGCTCAAAGCCTGCATTGTTAATGATGTACTTTAGCACCTTGATAAGAAAATTCTTTCTACCTTCAAGAGCTGCATCCTCTTTGGAAACCGCCTTTACAGCTTTATAGGCTGTCGGATCAGCGCATCCGCTTTGATTGTAATATGGATTCTTTTCATTACTCATTCGCTGTACCTCCGTTGTATTTCTCAAAGAACTGTGCATAATATTTCTCAACCACACCTAAAGGGCATTTGTGCTTTTTGGCAAGTGCATCAGCCGGGGTAGACATATCTGTCAGCAGATCGGTAAAAATTTTTATGCGTAGTCCCTTTTCTTTTTCAAGCTGTGACGCCTCTCTGTTTGCGATAGTATCGCATTTCTGATTGTACTTATTACCTGCGTGACCCCGTACCCATTTGGCGGTAACTTTATGCCAGGTTGAAAGCCGGAGTATCTGTTCCCACAAGTCTGCGTTCTTACGTCCGGGAGTATTCACATACGCCCTCAGATTGCCTCTGTTTATCGTTTTAGCAACATACTGGCTGTCTGTAATGATAGTGACCTCAGAGGGCCGCGTAAGCAACCGCAAGCCCTCGATAACAGCCTTTAATTCCATTCGATTGTTTGTTGTGTACCAATCGCTGCCGTGTACCTCTTTGGTATTGTCCTTATGTAAGAGTATTGCAGCATATCCACCCAGACCAGGATTTCCATGGCATGAGCCGTCTGTGTATATCGTAACTCTATCCAATTTCAACCCTCCTTATAAATGTCCGACCGCCGAAGCAATCGCATATAAACCCAAGAGCGCCATACAGATAAGAACCACCAGCACTAGGATAAAGCACGCCAGATCAACGCACTTTTTTACAAAGGGCTTAAATCTTTCACGGTACCAGTAGGAGAAGCAGACCTTATAAAATGCTTTTCGCTTTTCTTTCATGTCAGCCCCCTATTTAAGTATCTGCTCCCTTGCCTGGGCGCGCTCTACAGCATCCTTATACAGTGCCTCAATCTTTTCAGAATCCGTAATAACGATGTATCCGTCGTCTTTTTCCTCAACAAATACCTCCTCCGGTCCCTCGCCGGGCATATAAGGAAAACTAATATGCTTTAACATTTTTCCGCTTGTAAACCAGGTAAATCCTCCATCTGTTGAAAGCACAAGCCCATCCTGATCTATGCAGTCAAGCATGACGCCCGTCTTGTTGCATTTCTTAAATACAGACGGGCAGCGCTTATTCTGAAAAGTTCTTATCTCATCGCCGGAGCGTGTAACCTCGCGCCATTCGTCAGCCGTTCCCATAATAGGGGAGAGTGGCTTTAAGGATAAAAGGCGCTGAAAAATGCTCACAACATAGCGCGCCGTGTCGCTTGTATGATTTTGACCGGCAAAAGTGTTGATGAGTGCCAGAACATTTTTATTAAGCCTTGCCTGATCATTCTTTGCCTGCATATCGGTGTGAACGCTGAGAAGTCTCTGCAGCTCTGCATTAGCATATTGCACTGAGGCGTTTTCCGCCTTTTTATTTCTATCATTGATACTTGTTATATTTCCCATTTGTTCGTCCTCCTGTAATTGACATAAACTAATTGTTCTCATTTTACTTTGTCCTCTATCTTTACCTCGTACTTGCAGCCATCGTATGGCTCGTATGCATCAATGCGCATGGCGTTATCTCTTATAGTACCCAAGCTGTAAAAGCTGTCAGTGCCTATAAGCCCTAAGCTGTAAAAAGTCTTAAAGATTTTCGGGCTTTGCATAGCGAACCAGTCAACCATTTCCTCATTTACAGCCCAGCCCTGTGTGGTAACACCTGAACTTTCTGCAAGACCAGCCTCCGAAAGAAAAGCGTGAGTGATCTCATGTCTGAGTGTGTAGCACTCGCAACTCCTGCAGTATGCGTCGTCCTCATCTTCCATGTTGGGATGTGTCCGCATATTGCAATACACAATTTCTTTCTTGTGGTAATCGCACCATCCGTCAATATTCCTTTTCTTAAAAAGTGGCTCGTCGTCAAAGTCGCGCCGGATAATACTGTAGTCAGATCCTAATATACTTACCGTTTGCATTTATTCCTCCTTTTTGCTTTGTTTTTCTGCTTATCATTCCATTTTCTGATACAGGCAAGCTGTTCCTCGTCATCAATAGAATCAAAGCCACATTTATCGACCGGACCGTAATGCTTCCATTCCTCGGTGCGCCTGGCTTTTTCTACGCCAGACGCCCATGCAAGAACTGCGAAAAATAAGATAATCAGAATAAGAAGTATAGCCATTACTATGGTTAAAATATCAGTTATCATTCTGCTTGTTGTACCTCCATATAGCGTTAGATACTGCCTGAGGTTCCATGTGCATCTCATCCGCAATGTCCTTTACCTTCCAGCCAGCATTTTTCAGTGCTATAATTTTTCCTATGTCAATTTTCTTTTTCTCCGGGTGGGAGTCCCCCCCCTCAGTATCATTTATGCTGTCTGAGGTTTCGGGCGCTGCCTGTTCGTCAACATCAGATGTTGGATCAACCTTTGACGCATTCTGAGCCTGTTCTAAAGACTGGAGAAGCTCTTTGTTTTCTTCCTTGTACTTCTGAACATCAGCACAGAGCTTGTCATAATCGCTCTGCAATTCCTTGATACTATCCGGTGTGAGTTGAGTGTCTTTATAGTCCTGCAGCTCGCCAGATTTACCGGTAGCCATCTGCAATATGTACTGATATGGCACCTCACACTTTACGGCATTTAAGAGATATTCCGCCTTTGCTCCCTCTTTGAGCATGGCATAAAGGCTTGATACCTTTATCTGTGTTCTGTCCTCCACGTTGAAAGCATCCATAATTCCCATGTTTATAAGCCCTCCTAATCTTCTGATTTAATACTTACGCCCGGTACCATTTCCGGTAAAAAGTTAATCTCATAACTGTACTTGTCTACATCTGATCCAGAAATATCTTCAACAACATACAATGTGTCTTCATTCAAATACACAAAATGTTTTTGATATTTTCCATCCGCCAGCTCGCATATGACTTCCAGTTCGTTATTCTCGTTATTTTCCAATGCGAATGTGCCGGTAAGCTGGAGCAGGACGGTATCAGTCCTTGCATTGATAACGGTTAGACGGCGCACGACATTAAAATTATCAGCCTCAATGCCGATATTGTAACTGACCTTTCCAACCTCTGTACATCCAACCAGCATACACGCCCAAAGCAGGCAAGCTGAGAGTGTAAGTGCGATTTTTCCTTTGTGATTAAACAGTTTCTTCTTCATTTTTATAAGTCCTCCTTGTTCTCAAAATTTTTACAGCCTCGCTGTTCTTTATTCTTTCTGTGAATGGATCCATCGTGACCGCATTTGCAATGTGTAGCCATATCGACTTTAGCAGCCTCCGGGTCATAAGATTTTATTTTCTGTCTATAGAGACAGTTGTTGCAGCAGTGTTTCATGTGTTGCCCTCCAGTTCTTTCATAAGAGTAAGTAGCTCCTGCCTCGCAACCACACAACGGCGTATGATAGAGGCCTTGCTGTCGTACATAGATACGGTGCTACCGGGCATAGGGTAGGGGCCGGCTGCATCATAATGAGATACGCTTTCTTCAATCGTTCCGACGATTGATTTAATGTAAGTAGCTCTTTCTGTTTTATCCATCTATTGCACCTCCTTCGATAACAAGTTTTGCATTGCTGATTCTCTCTGTGGCTATGTCAAAATATTTTTGTTCCAGTTCCATGCCTATAAAATTTCTTCCTGTCGCCAAACAAGCGACACCAGTGGTACCGGACCCCATACAGTTGTCAAGTACGGTATCCCCCCCCCTTGGTGTAAGTGAGTATCAGGTACTCAATCAGAGCAAGGGGTTTCTGGGTAGGATGTAAAGCCGTTTTCTGCTTGTCCTTTTTGAACCGTATAATTGATTTTGGATACCGGTGCCCGTCGTTTTCAATCACGCCATTTGTACCGCTGGAATTGCCATAATTAGAGCTGCCGATGTGGCTTTTCTCGTACTTATATGGCTTCCCGTCATAAGTAAACTGCGGATTGTATGTAGGCGGTTTATTGTAGAAAATCAAAATGTTTTCATGCGCTTTAAGCGGCATCATCTTAGCATTGAGAAAGCCTGTGCTTTCTGTCTTTTCCCATATCCATTCATATTTGAGCATCTTCAAATTTGAGGAGCCTAAGACTTTATCGAATGGCGTTTGAGCGAATAGTGCTATGCAGCCAGCAGGCTTGATAACTCGCTTATATTGCGCCCACAACCTATCCAGATCGATTATGCAGTCCCATTTATTTTTAGTGGTTCCATAGGGCAAATCGCATAAGATCATATCCACGGAGCCATCTGGTATATCTGGCATGAGATTAAGGCAATCGCCCATAAATAATTGTGTTTGCATTTAATCATCTCCGAAGTGTTTCTTTGTGACCTCAATAGGAAATTCTTCAATCTCACTCGCCCATAGACACGCGCCATCGCCGTGAAGCATTTCCCATATATAGGGAAAGCCCCCAATGCCATCAAACAGGCTTGCCATCGTGCAATCAGAGCCACAGCATAGAGAGAGTTTTCTCAGCACATAAAACCACGGTGGAATGGCTATACTGTTGCCAAGGGCTTTGTATCGCGCGCTGTCGGTGCTGTCCTTTGTCTTACCCTTAGAATCCGTCCAGTTTCCTATGAGCGTCCAGTAATCAGGGAATCCCTGCAATCGTTCACATTCTAAAGGTGTAAGACGGCGAACGATATAATGCTGATCCTCAATACCGGCAACGAGCATATCGTTGTTTGCATCTTGCCCGGTGTAACTTCCAGGGTGTGAGTTTGCCATAAGAGGTCCAGTAACCTGCTGATATGTAACGCATTGTGGGTCTTTGTAATCTCTCGCCAAAAGAGTAGAGGTCTGATCTTTTGACACAGTCATGTATTCTCCAGTTGTCATACTATATACATCCCCCCCCTTAGCATTTTGAGGAGTGGTGTTAATGTGCTGTACTATCAATGTTTCGCTCCCCCCCATACATGCCACCTGTGTTTTTTAATGTGGCGGAAGTTTGATTTTGCGTATATTTGTCATACGCATCTTGTGAATAGCATTCAAGTATCATTGGAGTGTTGCCCCCCCTGTACCCATTCGACCGCTTAATGTCTGAATGATATTATCTTCTGACAGCTTTATACGGCTGTCGTTTGGGTGGTTTTCTATCGCAATAACTGCCGGACCTGAATTGGCTGCGACCTGATCCGCGGCAGTGAGAGTAGGAGCTATGCTGCCAGACACGTTGCCATTATATAAATCAGCCCCTATAGCTTGCATGACCGCCGGACGATCGATTGTGTTAAGTGTGTAGCTCACATCCTCAGTCCAGCCCTTGCCATTACAGCCGGCCGTGTCAGCTCGATCTATACAGTTACCTTGAATACAAATAACGGGCTGATTATTTCCGCTCATACCAGCGGCTGCAGTAAGTGTTGGCGCTGTGTCATCCGTTCTGATTTCCGCGCCGCCTTGCTGTGTCGCCATGCACGCGACAACACCTCCGGCATTAAGTGTATGGTTCATAGCTGCTTGTATCGGAGTTGCTGACTCGCTTAAAGCGCCATTTCTGCAATCAACATCCATAGGCTGAAAGAGTGTTTGATCCTGCAATGTGGATAGGGTAGCACTTTTGTCCTCTTGTATGAGCGCGCCCTTGCCTCCACCTTCACATCCAGAACGGATTTTAAGAGTGCAAGGTATCAAGCCCCCCCTTTGCTCGCCAGTAATTTATCATTTCCCAGAGAGCCTGTTTCAACATCGGCGGTAGCTCCTTCCCACGGCGTTCCGCGCGTCTCAGAATGCCCAGGCACGCTTTCTCGCTCAAATAATATTTCTGGTGCGGACAATCCTCCAAAATCTGCGATAAGTGCGATTCTACGTCTACGCTGGGGGACTCCCCAAAACTGTGCATCAAGAACTCTCCACGCAAGGCTCCATTGTCCGTCCATGTCAGTGAGGCATCCGCTTGTTGGCCATCCGTTTTTAGGCTTAGGAATAGCGGGGGCTTCTTTGACGACGACCTTGATCGTTTCTTGGAGGACGACGCCGAAGTCCTCGCCTTTGTTTGAGCTGAAAGCTCCGGGGACATTTTCCCAGACCATAAAGCGCGGTCTGACATTTTTGCCTGTTCTTCCTCTGTCTGCATCTGCCTTTCTCATCTCCTTAATTATTCTTAATTGCTCCATGAACAGCCCTGAGCGTTCTCCTTCAAGCCCTTTGCGCTTTCCAGCGATGCTTAAATCCTGACATGGGCTGCCTCCGATAATGACATTGACGGGTGGAGCAGTAGCCCCGTTAATAGCCGTTATATCTCCTAAATGGATCATACTATGACCTCCATGTAAAAGTAGCAAAGAGCAGTACCATCATTACAAATGTCATAATATGGTCAGCATATCGGCTTGACTGCCTGCTTTCTCCGAAACTTGCTACAGTAAACAATGCAGCAAAAACCACAAGTAAAATCTGATAAAAAAGTATATTCATTACATCGCCTCCCTGTCTCTGTTAAAATCAACGACCACATTGTCGCGTTCTTGCTGCTGTGTAGCCGTGTCACTTATCCGGCGACGCTTCGGCTTTTCCTCGAACCAGTTATTTGCATAAGCAAATAACGCCCACCATGCAATGCACACGCCACACACGATAGATGGCGCCATGCTGTCTGAATCCAGACAGCACGCTGAGGCAATACCCACAATAGCAGTAGCCCACGCCATAAACTTCAAAAACTTTACTCTCATAATGTGCCTCCTTAGTCCTTTGTGAAGAAATCGCCTACCCAGCCATCAGCCCCCAGTGGTAGTCCGGGCGCCCATGGTATAGGCTGTGTCATAATATCTGTGACTGCCTGTAGCATGGCTTTATCCTCAGCAAAGGGTTTAATATCAATGATGACCTCGTCATGTACATGGAACACGATAGGAAAGCCAGCGGCTTCAAGTCGTTCTATCGCGTCTGCCAGTGCATCACGGGCAATAGCCTGTACACAATTCTCTGTCAGCTTTCCGCCATAGGTTTCTATGCGTTTCCATTTCTTTGAGGTCTGATTCATTCCCATATAAGTGATAGAGGGGTTTCCCCATCGGTTTTCTCCGACGCCTGGCTCAATATAAAAGAGCTTTCTGCCAGACGGTAGAGTAATAGTAAGTGCGCTTTTTCCGTGCGCGTAATCATGCTCACGCGCAAGAGTGACGCAATGGACTTTCTGGCACCCACCATATTGAATGACCTGTACTGCAGCATTATCCATCTCATACCACAAGTCACGGATCTTTGAGTTGGCATTTCTCCAGCGGTCTACAATCTCCGGCAATTCTGCCTCGGTAAGCCCCATATTCAATGCGCCCATGTTAATAAGTGCGCCGGTGCTTCCCTGATAGCCTAAAGCCAGCTCAGCGACCTTGCCTTTAGCTCTCAACGCATATTCAGGATTGCCCTTTTTAATAAGCTCCATCGGCACGCCGAACATCTGAGAAGCTGAGGCCTCATAAATCTTTCCGTGCGTTTTGAATACATCAAGTCGCCATTGTTCTCCAGCGAGCCATGATATAACGCGCGCCTCGATTGCTGAGAAATCTGCATCTACCAGCTTGTTACCCGGACTTGCTACAAAGGCTGTCCTGATAAGCTGAGAGAGGGTATCAGATACGGCATTCATGCCATAGCAGACACGTAAGCCGTCCGTGTCCTCATTTCTTACTAAGTCACGCGCCACCTCGATAGCTTGTGTGTAGGTTCTCGGCAAGTTCTGCACCTGTACCAAACGTCCAGCCCAACGCCCTGTACGATTTGCCCCATAGAATTGTAGGAGTCCTCGTACTCGGCTATCAGCACACACACAAGTTTTGATAGCATCATATTTCTTTGTGGATGTCTTTCCCAGCTCTTGACGTATCTCCAGCATACGTTGTACTTCCGGGGTATTATCCTCGCCCATCAGATCTGCAACAACATCCTTATTTACACTTGTGACGTCCGTATCAACGCGGCTGTCAAGCCATTCTGCAAGCTGCTTAACGCTATTCGGGTTGTTGAGCTGAGTAATTGCTGTCGCCTCTGCTGTAAGCTCTGATTTGACCGTATCGCCTATAACCAGCGCACCATTGACAAACGGCATATCCACGGACACGCCTCTGGAATTGATTCTGAGATCTGTTTCCCATTGTTTTTGTACAAAATCAGGCACCGGGAAACTGGAGAGCCTATTTTCTATATCTTTTTCCGCAACAACGTCCTGCAAGCAATATTCCTTGAACAGATTCCATTTCTCCATATCATGTTGCGGTAAGTTTCTTGTCCTGCCCCCATTGCTTTTTGTAGGTTTACAAGGGGTACAAAAATATCTGATAAGTGCTTTACCCGTATTGAGCTTTTGCTTATCCTCTGGAAGCCCCAATGCTTTACCGACTGACTCCAGGCTGGCTGTGTATCCACAATAGAGTGCATGGAACATAGAACAGCGCCAGTGGCTTGGTTCCATCTGACCGAAATATTTTGATAAACAGCCGTACTCGAATGCTGCATTGTGCGCGTGTTTGATATATGCCGGGTCATGTAATGCTGAGACAATCCACTCCGGTACGACCTCGCCCTGTGCAAGATCTATAATCTGCACAGGGTTGTCGTCAACCGAATAGGCGAATAGCAGTATCTCAAAATCTGGGCTTAAAAGGTATTTCCACAATCCAGCATCCCGGATTGAGATGCTGGAATATGTTTCTAAGTCAATGTGTAAGTCGTGCATTCTGCCTCGCCTCCTCGCTGTGTAGCTCGCTTACATTGGCATACCCGTAATTGGATTGATCTGAGGTGCGGCAGCCATACCAGTGTTCTGATAATTCATCTGACCCGGTGTTGCTGGCATAGCCGCGCCATAATTAGGTGTTGCCGGAGCTGCTGTCGGTGCGGTCACACTCTGACCGATTCCCTCGAAATCAGAAGCAGCAGAAGCACCACCGGCAAGAGGCTCTCCATCATGGGTTTTCATTACATTACCCAGGCCACAGCCTACGCCCTTATTTCCGTTGCTGTTGAATGAGAAGAAATTGAGAGTAACACGGGCATACATACCGCTGTAGATGTCCTGCGGTGCAAGCTCACAGTTAATATTGCTGATGTCAACAACCTGTGGCTTACGCTTTGTGCTGGCTGTGATTACCCAGTGACCGGCGCACTCAGGTCCGAACTTAGAGCCATCATTTCTGAGACCGTCGCCGTCATAAATAAGCTGAGAGCGGAGCTGAGGTCTTGCGCCCTTCCAGTCATTTGCTACTGCCTGCTCATATACATACTTGATAGCAGCGTCGATCTCTGCCTTTGTGGCTACGTCTGTCTTAGGAATGAGCATTGTCGTGGAAAACTTAGGCTCTGCACCCGGCTGATTAGGGTTTGCGTATGCCTGTGAAAGATGTTCATAAGAAAGTCTTACCTCGCCTGTTAATACCTTACTTGGAATGTTCTGATACATAGTTTTAATCTCCTTTATCACTTAAATTTCATCAATAACCTTAGTTGACCTTATGTGTTGATAAGAATGTGTTGACCTCGTCCTGCATCTTAGTTAAAAACTTGATAACCTCTGGACGTTGGCTCATAATATCGGCATTGTCTCTTTCAAAGATGAAAGGCTCCAAGCCGTTCATAAGGCTGTCTGTGAGCTTCTCCGTCTGTAAGAGGATAGCCGCGCTGTCGTCATGCTCGGCGATATGCTCAACGATATGGTTCAACACATCCTTAAATGCTTTCTGTTCGTCCTGACGCTTTCTGCAGTCAGCTCTTGCCTTTTCAAGTGGGCTTACGGGGGGGTTACTGATCCTGCAGGCCCTGTCATCATAAAATCTAAAAATGGATCGTTCATGGTAAAATCTCCTTTGCTATTTTGTTGAATTTTTCCTTATTTCTTGAAAGCCGCTTAAAATCGGATACTGCCGAATGGTAAACGGCTTTCTCATGCCTTATGTTCTCACGCACAGCCTTTACTCTGAGCATTAAGTCCTTATACCGTTGATCGCTTTTCTTATATCGTTCTCGCT